CTCCAATAGAAGGAATAGTAAACGTATCTCCATCAGGAAATTCATTCATCCAGTTTACATATGTGGTTGCCTGAAGCTCATCTTTCAGAGTTTCTTTTAATTGGCTAGACCACACTTCAGAACGGATCAAGTGACCCGAATTACCAGTGTCCATCATAATGATGTACCTCCAAAGTTAGGTTATGAATAAAAGGCTTGGCCTTTATCTTGTCTCGCTTTGAATAGTTTGTTTTGGACAGCAGGAGTATAATACTTTTTAGGATCACTTCGTCTAAGAGACTCAAACGAATTCCATGTATCTGCTTCTACTGCACCTATACTATTCACTTTAGCAACAGCTTCTGTATTGGTCGTACTAGCTGTAATAGATGGGGTAATTGTCTTATCCCTACCTATACCTAGCACAGAGTAAAACGCATCAGGTGATTTAGCAGCAACATTAGCAAGGTCTTCCATTGAAAGGTTTAACTCTTTCGATTTAGTTTGAACTATCTCACTAGCTTTATCAGTACCGAACAACTCTTTCATCTTAGAGTCTACAGCCTGAATGTTATCTTGTGCTACCTTCTGTGTGTTTTTCTGGTCTAGGGTTTGAGAGATAAGATCGGACAGCGCTTTCTCATCTAACTGAGGAGTGGTATTCTCCTGAGCTTTCATAGAAGCTTGTAGTTCCTCATGTTCTCTCTTAATACGATCAGCCATATCTTCTGCGTTAAGTCTTTTGTCAAGCTCACCACGTAGCTGTTCGTGCTCGGTTTTCATTTGATTAATAAATTGATCTGCGTTATGATAGCCCTTTGCTAATTCTTCAGGACTTTTATACTTTTTATTGTCTCCTACATAATGTTCTAAAAGACTAGTAGTTTCATTAGCAGTATGAATAGTATCTCCATTAGGTTGGTCATCCTCTGGTTTAGTATTGTTATTATTAAATATATCAGCCACTTGTTTTTCCCTTTCTATCGGTCAATGTAAGGATATCTTTATAAGCTCTTAACTGACCATTACGGTCTGCTTGCTTATAAGCCCAAGAGCTACTTTCATAGTCTGCTTTAGTAGGGCATTCTAAAGTTTGTATTTGTTGTTGGACGATCTCAGTCAGACGGTCTAACAACATGCTGGAGTTCTTTACTGCACTGTCAAGGTTTTCTTTATCTTTACCTTTTAAGTTGCTACTCCATTTTGAGTTAATCATATTACTATTATTATACCATAGTTTCCTCAGGTTGTCCAGAACTTAATTCATCACCTACAGCTTGTTCTTCATCAAGTGTACCTTGTCCTGCGTTAACCATACGTTGTGTCTCCATCTGTTCAGCTACTCTGATGTTAGGTTGTACTAGATTAAACTTCTCTATGTTAAGGAGTTCTTCTATTACTTGAGCAGTCTTAATCCCTGAGATGTGTACATTGATAGCAGGGTCTTGACCTACTGCTGAGTTCAAAAGGTTTAACATGTTCTGGAACTGGTTAGCTCTTTGAGCAAAGTGACGAGCACCTATAGGTCTAATCTTACCACGTGCTGCTAAGTCTTCAGGTGTTATAGTTTCAAAGAGGGCTGCACCAAACTCATCATCTACTACACGAACTACATCAGAGATTTCCATGTTACGTCTAGCTAGTTCAAGCATGTCGTTAATCAATGGCTCTAAGAAGTTACGTTCAAAGTAACTTACCTTATTCATAAACACACGACTAGATGCATTGTCTAGTGTCTGTACTTCAAAGGCTGTCTTCTCTCCCGGTGTACGTATACCCATTGCTTGTCTAGGAGCACCAGCCATCTCTTCCATCTTGTTCTCTAAGATAGCAATCTGTGTGTCAGCATTCAAAGCTGTAGTGTCTGGTCGCATAAACTCTACGTTACCATCTTCTCCAACGTATATCTTCTCTCCCGGTCCGAATGAGAAGTCTTCTACAAAGCCTTGTACTTTAGCTATAGGATGTGCAATCATATCAAAGACATCAGCTTTTAGATTTTCTAAGTGATCGATACGGTACTGCATACCTACTAAGTTATCTAGTGGCCCCATTGCGTACAGGTTGTCAGGACGTAAACGCCAGCCAGCATGACGAATAGACTGGCCTCTCCAGCTAGGGTTAGCTACATTACGGATGACACGTTGTCTATCTGCAATCGTAATGATCCTATTCTTTAGGAGTTGTTTAGTTGCTGTATCGTAGATGTCTCCATGAAACTCTAAGAGTTCTACGTAGTCTGACTGGTAGTACTCAAAGATAGAACCGAAACCATCAATAGTGTAACCTTCAGCTTTGTCTACGTCATGTGTAGATAGACCGCTTACGTTCTGACGTACAGTTACTATATCGTTAAAGACTTCTGCTAGGTAGCCCATCTCAGGGTGGTCTTCTATGTCAGCTGCTACTTCACCTAATGATTTGATGTACCTGATAAGCTTAGGTGAGTTGTCAATGCTAGATGCTACAGGGTTAATTAGAACATCGTAGGGGCTTAACCTTACAGCCCTTGGGCCTACGTAGCCCGGATATACTTCACCTGTTTCTTCATCTATACGTGTTTCATTAACGTACTCAGTAGTTCCTATTACATTACCGTAATCAATAAAGTCATAGACCATAGTAGATACTATGTTAATGAAGTTACCGTAACGTAGTTTATTTCTAATGTAAGAAGATATTACTTTACGTTTTTCTTCAGCTTCCGCATCTTCGTCATCACCTTCCCATAGAAGCCAATCATCATTTGGAAATAGTGCTGCCATATAATTAGCATGTAAGTTGTCCCTTATCTGACATAGTTTAGGTGTAGTCGTAGAGTTCTTCCAAGGTAGGGTAGCGTTAGAAGTCTTTGTTGTATCTGTAGCAAAGACGTAGTTACGTAGCTCCTTCTTGTCTTCTACCCAAGACCTACGTTGGTTAGCCCACTCTAGGTACTTGTTTCCAATAGCATTAGCTAGAACATCTGGTGTCCCAATATACTCTGCAAAATCTAACGTACGTCCAGCCATGTTATTTATTACCTATTAAGTTGAAACTTCAGATAAACTTTCATTACCACTAAACTCACCTGATCCACCAAATCCACTAAAGCCTCCACCACCACCACCACCTTCTTTATCTCTTCTACGGTTGTCTTTAATAGTTTGTTGTTGTTGAGCTTCTTTAGCTTGCTGAAGTGATTGTTCTTCTGCTTGTAAAGATGCTGTTAAATCTCTTGTATTTTTATTAATTGTAGATTGTTCAGCTCGTTCTACTCTTGACTTACGTTGTTGATTAACAGGCTCTGTTTTTGTTACTAAACTTGTTAGTGTATTTAATCCCTTTTGAGCACCTGTAACAACATTTCCCGGTACAGATAACATTTGATTTATTGCTGCTGGGATACCTTCTATTTCTTCTACTGTCTTATCAAAAAGACTTTTTTGATTATTAGTTCCATACATAGGGTCTGTTAAGCTACTAATTTTATTAGAAGTGTTAACGGCTGCTACTCCACTTAATGCTTTAGTAAAAGGAGAAAGGACTGGTGCTGCTAAACTAAAAAAACCTAACCCTGCTTGTATTCCTCTATTTTGATTAGTAATAGTTTCAGCTGTTTTAGTTATACCTCCAAAGGAATCTATTGCCCCTCTTGTTCCCCGATTTGTTTCTAAATCAGCTTCAGCACCTCTAGTAGAAACAGTAGCCCGGCCTGTTGCATTATAAGAAGTATCAATAGGTTCACCCTCACCCATTTGCTGCTCTACTCTAGCTCTAGGACGTAAGGGTTGAGCAGCTGGACCTACAGCATTCTTAGTTGCACGTAAGTCTTCAGCAACTGTAGTGTACTCACCAACAACACGTGGTGGCTTAAGGAACCTGTTAGTACTTGAAGGACCAGCTTGAACAGTAGTGTACCCTCTTGATGTTAATGATTTACGTGTTGCCATTACGCTGTTACTCCCCCGAATCTACTGTGGTAGACTATATTGTTTTGTGGTCCGTTGTTGTTCATATGCATCTGGCTAGGTGGTATAGCTATCTCAATGGCACAAGCTAAGGCATCCTTAACGTCATCGTGTGGAGGATGCTCCTGTGTTAGCTCGTCTTCTAAGATTTGACAGTTACCTCCTTGGTAGTGCCAGATAGATAGGTTGTCATACTTAGCTTCTAAGATAGACCTGATACGTTCCTCTTTAGAACCGCCATGTCTGTTAGGACTGTGTTCATCTATCGACAAAGAGAGTCCGTTAGGTTTGATGTAGGAGTTCTTTAGCTCCTGTACAATAGCTTTCTGTGCTGCTGTTACCTCAGCTCTTAGCTTTCTAAAGTCCCACTTAACAAAGGCTCGTAGGATGTAAGCGTAGTACTCACTAATCTTTTCAGACTTAAACCGTTCTATATCTAAGACATAGTAGTTATGGTTAGGGTCTATGCCTACAACTACTAGAGCTGTTGAGTCAGACCGTTTGTTTAGTGAGTACGCGAAGTCGATAGCAGCAAAGACATTAAGGCGCTGTCCTTTGTAGAACCAGTAACCTTTCTGTCTAGTCAGGTGAGTCCTTTCAAAGTATTGAAACTTATCAGGAGTAATACCTGTACCCTCAGGGTTGTTTGGGTTGTTGTAATACTGAGCAAAAAACTGGGTACGGTCTAGGTACTTGCCACGTTTTTGTGCTAGAATTTTACGATCGAAACCAAACCACTTACCATCAGAGCGCTGCTGTCTGGGCCAACAGAACTCACCAGTTCCATCACCCCTGTTTTCAACTTGTTTCTCAAACTTCTCATAGAGTGGAGAGTAGTCAACAATGTTTCCTTCATCATCAAACAGTTCTTCTTGCATCTCCATAAGATCATTGT